TAATACATACACATATACCAGCAACAGCAGGCTGATGCGTAAGGGGTAGAAGAAACTAAGGGGTTAGCTTAATAAGTATACACATTAACGTATGCTATATACATACGCAGTATACAGGGATACAACGTAAGCACACGCTACAAACCTTGCTATAGAAGCAATGTATAAAACAATGTATAAAGGGGTGTTAATAGGTACAAATAGTAAACGGCTTAAACCCGCATGGTTACAACGTTTATGCACACTATGTATAAAACAATGAGTACCTATAATAAGTATTATGTAAAGTAGAACTGCATATACAATACACTAATATACACACGCAATGCATACGACATACATACGGATATAAAAATTCAAAGAGGGGCGGGGAGTGATTCGAAAGATTCACCTGCCAAGCGCTCTCAATTTGCTGTCAGATTTTTTAAAACCGAGGGGTTACGATATCTAACCGTTACCTTTACGGCACATGACAGCATACTAATTAAATAGGAGATGATTTAACTGGCATATGATGTAATTAGTGCAAACGAAATTTTATTCGTTCACACAGGTAGCGTAATTAATGTACGTAACAACCCTGTAGCAAGCGAAAGTGCCGTTACACAGCTTTCAGCTTACGACAAACTTTTCTTTAACTACTCAGGGCAAAACGCAGACGGTACGTACACACAAATTAAAGTACACGATGATGCAAGTAATTTAGATTTCATTTATTGTAATGTGTTTACAAAAGATGGTTTCTTCCGTAACGTGTGGGTAGCAGTAAAAAATACCGTAACAGGTACGATTTATTTAACTACACAACCGTTCTTCAATTACGCGAACCAAAGTATGAACGATGCTAAACAGCACAGCACATATTTTCCGTATCAAATTGATGATGACGGCATTACACCGTATTACCAAACTAACTTCTACGACTATAACGGTTACTTAGCTGTAAAGCTTAAAAAAGATGCACCTGTATATGATGCTTCGGGCGTTCAAGTGGGTGTGTTACACGGCAGTACAAATGTATACGATAAGCCTGTATTGGTTTACGGCGATGTTAATAACTTCGCTACAGGTAAAACGCTTAAAGATGTTGTTTCGTTCCGCTCCGTTGTTGTTTACGACAAGGATAACGGCTTCGTTAACAGCTACACAGGCGACCATTACACGGGTACACAACCCGCAGGTAATATTGCATACGTTAAGACTGATGCTTTAGCTAAGGGGCTTACAGGGGCTTAAACGCCCTTGCCCGTAGGCATACATATTATTAGTAGAAGGCGTGGCGGTAACTTGCTACGCTTTATTTAATCACGAAAGGATGATGTTAATGGCACGTTTTGTTGATGGTACAGTTAACGTTAATACACTTTTAGGCGGTACTGATGCGGGAACGTATTCACGCTTTAAGTCACGTATTATCATGACTATGAACGGTGCATCGGGCTTCTATTCCGAGTGGCATCTTGAAATTCAACGTTACCACAAAGGCAAATGGCGTGATGCATATTGGGGATGCCGTGGATGGACAACTTACTACAGTGGTTCAGTACGCTCACTAAACGCACGTTTACTATTAAAAGGTCGCTACCGTTTCCGTTGTAAAGTATGGTCTAAAGATGCTTATGGCAAAGGTTGGGACTACATCGGTTATAACTACACAGATTCTTTCTACGTAGTTTAAGCCAAAAATTATGAAAGGGGTGGCTACATGGCAACGAAAAAGCAATTAGAAGCTAAGTTAACGGATAAACAGCGCCGTGCTTGTTTGCTATTAGTTGAAAAAGAGTTAGCGCCAAATACTGAAAGCAATTCTTATGAAGATATTGCCGACTTAGTAGGCGTAGACGATTCAACGCTTTACCGTTGGCGTAAGCAAAACCCCGATTTTATCGAGTATAAGAACTTGATAGCGGATGAATTTTTCTCCGATGAACGGGCAAAGGTTTACGCACAACTTCTAAAGATGATTTTCGGTTCGCAACCGTCTATCAAGGCGATTGACTTGTATATGAAGCGTTTTGGCTTGCTTAGTGAAAAGCAAATTGTTGAAAATGTTGATAGTACAGGCGGTAACCTTGACAGCGATGCGATTCAGGCAGAACTTGCCGAACTGGAAGCTGATTTAGATTAAAAACACGAAAGGGGCGGGTAAATCATGGCATTAGTTAACGGCGAGTGGCTTGACCGCTCCAAACGTGCTACATACCTGCAAGACTTAACGGAAAATGCAAAGCGGTATAAGACCGCAAAAGAAAAAATCGGGCTGACACAAGCACAGCAAGCCCGTTACATGGCTATATTAAAGGAGCGCAAGCGCATTGAGCGCATACATGATTGCGAACACAACCTTATACGCTATATGATAGAGTATTTTAGCGAAGATGGTAACCCTGATAACCCCGATAACTTAATACCTAAAGGGGTAAACGTGCTAAACAGCGCACACTTCCATAAAACGTTATGTAGCTTGCTTGATGATATTACAAAAGGCAACCAACAAACGCACGTTGCATGGTCGGTAGGGCGTGGTCACGCTAAGACGGCATACTTATCTAACGGATATTTATGTCACCAAGTAACTTACAGGCTAAAACAGTATATCGTAGAAATTTCGGAAACTACAGAGGTAGCGGGCGACTTTATCAGTTGGACACGTAACCAATTAAAGTATAACGAAAAGCTACGTGAAGATTTCGGCGTGTTAATGCACGTACAGAAATCAATGAACGAGCGTGATAACAATACAGAGTTTATTACTACTACGGGTACTAAAGTAGAAGCAAAGGGTATTGGTACGCAGATGCGGGGCTTACGCCACGGTAATACACGACCTGATTTGTTTTTGCTTGATGACTTAGAAAGTAAAAATAATACAAATACGCCTGAACTTGTAGACAAAAGTAAATCGTGGTTTAAAGAAGAAATGTTACCTGCACTAAGCCGTAAAGGTATGTGTATTTACATGGGTACTATCGTATGTTTCGATAGCTTGTTAGACTACGTAATTAAAGAACGCCGTGATTTCGTTAGCAAGAAATTCCCTGCTATTACAAGTTGGGCTACTAACGAGCATTTATGGCAACAGTGGCGGGAAATTTACCGTAGCCCTGTAGAAGATGCAGGCGCACAAGCGCAAGCCTTTTACCAAGCAAACGAAGAAGCGATGCTTGAAGGCACAGAAGTATTATGGGAGCAAATGTTTAGTTACCTTGATTTAATGAAGCTACGTGAAGAAAGTGGCGTTAAAGCTTTTAACCAAGAATACTTAGGCAACCCAACGGATGAAGAACGCCAAATATTTAAACCCGATGATATGTACTTTTTCCTTGATGAAGATATTGAACACAAGGATTTAGAGCATTATTGCGGTATTGACTTTGCAATGGGTAAAGAAAAAGGCGATTACAGCGTAATTGCTACAGTAGCCCGTGACAAAGCTACAGAAATTTGTTATGTAACTGATATGTTCATAGAACGGGTACACCCCGATATATTATTAAAAGAAACCGTTAAGCGGGCGCTAAAATATCAATACGAAGTTATTGCGGTAGAAGCACAAATGGCGCAAGAGTTCTTCGCTGATAAATTAGCGGAAGATTTAAAGAAGCATGGTTACCCTGCTAATACACGGTTAAAGTACGTTAAACAGCGCACACGTAAAGCATTACGGATTGAAGCGCTATTACCTGACATTCAACGTGGCAAACTACGTTTTAAGGAACAGCACAGAGAATTGTTAGAGCAGTTAGAAATGTATCCAATGCACAAGCACGATGATGCACCTGATGCTGTAAGCATGGCTTTTAATGCAAGCAAAGGTTCATACGGTAGCGTGCGTGTAGCAAATAAACGAAAAAGGTAGGTGGGTTAAATGATTGATTATAACCTGTTATCGCCACAAGAAATGGACGACTTGTTATTTAGCCCGTTTCAACAGGCGTTAGGGCGTGAAAATTGGGATAGGGTTCAAAACCAATTACGCTTCTATAATTATTATGATGGTAAACAACACGTAGACCCACGTACAGGTCAGTTAGTACGGGCGGTTGAATTGCCAAGACCTGACGGGCTTGATTATAACCCGACACGTTATGCAACTAACTATTTTAAAACGTTCATTCAACGTAAAAGCCGATGGCAAATGGGCGGGCAACACACGGTAGTAGTTAACCCTAAACAAATTGATGACCCTGTGGATATGGCAAACCCTGATTACACGCCAAGTGCTAAACAGAAAGCAGAAGATGCCCGTGCGGATGGTTACCAAAAACTATTACAGCAAATATGGAAAGATACTAAAATGCGTGAGAAACTTTTACAGGCGAGCCGTGACCGTTTAATTGCAGGTAGCGTTGCTTGCGTTATCGGTTTCAACCCACGCACAGGTAAGATAGCATGGAGCTTTAAACCTGACACAGAAATTTTCCCTGTATACAGCGATGATGATTTTGAAGACCTGTTAGCGGTACACCTTGTTACTTTCCGTACTGATGAAGAAGGTAAAGAAATTATTAGGAAACAAACTTATAGTTTAGGCGAAGCCGATGGTGTTTGTTATTTTGAAGATGCTGAATACGATGAAAGCTTAAAGCGTGTTCGTACTATTGTAGAATACCAAAGTTTAGGCTTTGACTTTATCCCTGTAGTATTATTCCCTATTACGGATATTAGCGGTAAAGCAGGCGTTAACAATGAAGCCGAGGATATGAAAGAACAAACTGATATACTTAACCAATTAAACGAAGATGCTATTGATAGCTTAAAGTTTGAAATGTTCGGTATTACAGCGTTCTTAAACGTACCCGAAGGCACAGCAGACAAGGTGCGTATCGCTCCCGGCTCTGTATTAGAAGCTACATCTACTTCTGAAAGCAAGTCACCTGAAATTAAGCGTATTGAAGGTACGTTTGGTTGGAAAGATGCATACCAAGATACTTACGCAAGGGTTAAAGGTGCTTTACACGAAATTACAGGCGTACCAAACATTGTACCACAAGAATTAAATTTTGGTGGCTTAAACGGTGATGCGCTACAAATTTTGTTCCATACGATTATACAAGAAACCGAAGAACATTGGTTAGTATGGCAAGAACGCTTACAAGAGTTACACGAAAAAACAGTACGCTATTTACAGGCACGTACGTATGAACCTAAGTTCGCTTACGATAAAGCCGTGTTAACAGCAATTGGTACTGATTACGATAATGAAATTAAGTTTGCGTTACCATTACCTGAAAACCGTGCAGAACTTGTAAACCTATTAATGTTAGAAACTACAAGCGGGTTTGAAAGTACAGCAGGCGCTATGCAACGTCTCGGCGTTCAAAACGTCAAGGCTAAGAAACAGGAAATTGACGAAGAGAAACAGACAGCAATGGCGTTGGTAGACCCGTACGCAGGCGCTACAGGCACGCAACAGCAAGGTAATACCAATACAGCTACA